ACACTCCGAATGACTTAAATACTCCGTCAGGCAGTTGAACAGAATCATCTAATGGGACATTTCTCTTTGGCCCACTATTCATTAAGCCTACTCCAGTACTCATGCCTCGTCTTGCTTCTTTAGGGGGCATTACTTTCCCAGGCTTTTCTACTGGAACAGGAGGAGGACTAAAACTAGAACCTCTTTGATTAGGTTTTACAAATACTGGATGCTCACCCTCGATACTTTGAAAAGCATCTCCGTAAGGATTAGTACGATTAACCCAATCGCTAGGCTCGTAAGATCTAGCGTTTAAAGGGTTGTTAGGCATCCCTCCTTTACTTCCTGCGAAATATTGATCAGTCGCTGTGTGATCTTTTTGGTTAAACCGCCATCCGCCTGATGATGCTTGCTCTTTTGCTTGCTTTGATTTTTTATTCATTGGTTTAACCTATGATTGCTTGCCCAAGATTAGATCTTGGATTTTTTCTAAAAGCTTCTAAATTGTCGACGTCTCCGCCTTTTGGAAATTCTAACGCTCTTATTTTGTATTGATTAACTAAATCATTTGCTGGATTGTCAACATTACCATCTAACCCATTAATATTTGCTCCTTCAACTCCCATATCATTCGATGCCACTAATGCGGAAGAAGGTTGCATGCTTGAAGAACCTATACCTGTGGAACTTGTTAATCCACCTGCTTGATTAGCAAGGAAGCCTGTACCTGCATCTTGCGTTAACAAATTAGCTCTGTTGCTTGCTGGACTTGTAAAGTTCCCTGCACCTATAGCAGAACTAACGTCAACATCAACATTGTCAGAGGATGATGCTCCTTGCTGAGCATTTTCAATTGTTGCTTGAGTAGTTCCATTGGGTTGAATAATATTATTACCCATTGCAGCTCCCAAGCCTGCTCCTATGACAGTTCCCATCCCTGGGGCAATTGCAGTTCCTATTACACCACCTATGAAGGCTCCTGGTCCTCGACCTAGTAAGTTTTGCTCTTGAGTAAGGTTATTGCTTCCTCCATATTGCTGAAGCATCTCCGTCTCGTTTGATTTCTTTGTCGCATCACCATTGATTGTATAACTCGTGCCGTTGACACTAGGACCAGTGTCAGAAAAATACTGTTGATTTTCTGGTTTCATAGCCCAAGGGTTTCCTTCTTTCTTTAAAGAGTTTAGTTTTATTTGTTGTCTTTGCCTCGATAATTCTTCTCTGCCAGTTAAATTTCCCGCTGGTCCATACTTTGCAATATTGTTTACGAAATTCTTGTTAGGTTCTTTTTCATTTTTCAGCCCTCGAGCATTCCAATCAAAAGGTGCGGATTGGTCAGGACCGAAAAGCCCTGGTTTAAAGAACGGATTTCGACCTAAATCTCTTTTTGTGTCTTTGTTACCTTGACCCACGAATCATTACCTCCAGTTTTGTGATCCAACAGCTTGAGCTATTCTTGTGCCTACAGCGGTATCTGCTGGGCCTTTAATAGCCATGATGAACTCTGATCCTGCTCGATCAAAGGCATATCGTCTAACTTCATCTCTACGATAGTTGGCTACGTAAAGGGTCTCAGCTAGGCGATCAACTTCTCTTAAGTATATCTCTCTATAATCCTTATCAGCCTTGACAGGATCTGATTGATAGATGGCACGATCTGTGTCACCTGTAATCCTTTCTATTCTGCTTGGTTGAGGTTGAGTTTCAACACGAAATACTTGCGATAACTTGTAAGCTTTATCGCAACGATCTAAGTGTTCAATTACTCGTGAATAGAAATAACTATCTGGAATACGAGCAACGGCTTCTTCAAGACGAGCAATGTCTCCAGCAGGTAAATTAGCACCTGTGTTATAGCCGAGGTGAAACCGACATCGGCTTTTGTCGTAGTCGTTTAATTCCAATAGCTATTCAGCTTATCTCTTTCTTATTGTAGGTAAATCAAATCGTTCTTAAATACTTCGTCCCAATCGACACGAGTGATCTTACGGAGCTGCTCTAAGTTCTTGAATTTTTCACCTGGTAAAGATAAACGTAACTCAACAATTTTCTTAGCAGTGGCATAACCAACTCCTTTGACAGTCTTAGCAATACCTTCAGCCGTGGCAAGATTTAAATTCAATCTGTTGTCTGCAGGGATGACTGACTCAGGCATGATGTCTTCTTCGTCCTTCAGTATCTCTGGTGTTTCTATTTTCTGACCTGTCTTACCCTTGCCTGGCTCGTAAGCTTCTAAATCAGCAAGAGCAACGTACTGAACTACTCCCGTAGCATTTTTGACCATGGCCCAATCTTTGTCGTGATGTCCAATGAAGTCCACGATCTGACCATTCTTCAGATTTTGATATAACGCCATAACAATAAAAAAGAGGCACCTTATACAAGATGCCTCCATCATAGGGACAAACAGAAGTTTTAGCTTCTATTTAAGTCTCAGTGATATAAGGAACGAAAGTTGAATCAAGTCCTGGTACGTCATCTTCGACGAAGTAAGCAACTTCAACGATGATTGGTGTACCACCAGCAGCAGTAGAAGATAGGTTACTACCTGTACCGTTGCCAGCAGCGTTACGTACATAGACCTTCAGAGTCTCAGCACCAGCTAATGTCTGGGCTGCTACAACTCCTTTCTTTGCAGAAGTAGGAGCAATAGTTGTAAGAGCAACTGCGATTGTTGGAGTAGAAACTACTGTTGTGCTGATAGTGGCAGCAGCAGAAGCTGCAGCGTCTTTAACAGCAATAGTGTCTGTGTTAGTACCGACTAGACCAGAGGTCGCGGTTCCAGAGTCCTTATTCTTCCTTGTGTCAGGCACACGAATACCAACGTGGTATACGTTTGCATCTGCAGGGACAGTTAGACCAGTGATATTTGCACGAACTTTGTCGTCGCCACGCATATCAGGACTTGGAATGATTACGTCAAACTCGGTGCCACCTGTGGAGTCAACGAGAGCATAACCAATTTTTTGGTAGTACTGTCTACCAGGAACAGCCACAACAGGCTGACCTTGATAACTACTGAGTGTTGTAACCCAGTTTCCAGGGAAAATCTTTTTAGCCATTGTTATTAGTTACCTCCTCAATATACGAATGAGTAAGCAACAGTTATGAAGTCCTTATTAAGGATTTCAAAACCAGCAAAAAGGGACCAGATCATAATGATGAAGCGTGAAAAGTCATCATTATTGTTTAATAAAATCTGGGCATTATTGCCTCCAATACCAACACCAACTGCTTGAGGTCCGAAGAATAACATTGGAGCAATGTTGTAATCTGCAGCACCAGCGGCAGCTACAGGAACAGTTGCGTTAATAGTCTTCTCTGGTAAGTTGGTTGATTCGAACCATCTTACGCCCTCGAACAAAAATCCGGTAGGCATCACCGGCTGACCGGCTACGAAACCAGCTTGTCCGTAAGCTGGACCCATACCTTGGAAGAAGTTGGCATTAGGTGCCTGTTCAGGAGACATAGGATTCACCATGCCGTTTCCTGCATAGCGAGCTATCTCTCTGAATGCGTCGTTTTGGCGAAGATGCATCATTGCTGTTGGATCAGCAATACATCTGTAGTAGCCGTCGCTAAAAGTTGGAACGTTACGCTTACGCATGTCTTTTACAACTTGCAGTAAGTCAGTCTTTACGTCGAACTTAGCTGAGACGCCTGCACCATATGTGAAGAATGGAGCTGCTGCTGCTTTAGCTGAACCACCTGGGAAGTAGTAACCACCCTGGCTGTCAGATGCGTTTCCGTTAGCTTCTGCTTTAAATAGCTCGTCTGCGAAAACTCTGTCACGCCAACGCCTGTAGTCGTCTAAAAGAGTAAGACTACCTATACTCTGATGAAAAACGTTAAGGTTGCCGGTATCAAGTAGCAATCTCTGAGCTGTTAGCAATGTCTCACGAGCAACCTTGAAGGTTGAAGGAGAAGTTGCATCGGTAGGATCTGCAGGACCTGTATACTCTTTCAAGTTGACAAGTACTTTATCCTTAACGATATTTCTGCTAGATGCTGTACCTAGTGTCTGATCTGCTGTACGCTCTCTGGAATCCTTATTACCAGGATTTCCCCAGAAGCGATACCTATCGAGCTGGACCGTTTGTCCGGGCTGTTTAGCAAAATCGTGTACCACTACAGGCTCTACAGCCATCTCGATGATATAACCGGGATGGGGCCTATAAAGCTCCGCACCTAACAGTTTTGGGAAATCATTATCAATCCACATTGGGGATTTCTAACTCCGAAAACTTATAGTGAACAAAACACGACATTTATCGTGCTATTAACTACTATAGAGAGTATGTATAGGGAGAAACATTGGACGTAATCGACGTTCGAGGACTGCTTGGACTGCTGATAGGAGATGGCAGCCTCGTCCCGTATCGCACTCCTGGCGGAGGTTATATACAATTAACCTTGACCGCAGGAGCATCTGAATCTGCTTTTTTAGAAGAAAAAGTACAAGAATTTCGGAATTTTATTCACACTAAAGCTCAAATTGTGCCCTATAGAACCACGCCTAGGTCGAATGGGAAGACAACTCCCATATTGAGATTTAGAGTGTCAACAAATAAATTACGTCCTATTTATAACCTTTTATATCCAATAGGTGAGCGACAAATCACAGCTACTACGTTAGATTTGCTAGGTGCTCAAGCAGCTGCGTGGTTATGGGCAGAAGGAGCTCGTTTAAGAGACGATCAATCATTCTCTTTGACGAGAGTCGGTAGTACTAATGAGGAGGCTCTATTATTCTCTGCTTGGCTCAATATGTTGACAGGTGCTTCTTCTACTATCGAAGATAATTACGTCAAGCCTAGGTTAAGGTTTGATTTAAATCAGACACAGAAGATACAAGCAGCATTGCAACAATATGCCCCTAACAGTAGAAAACATCTTTTCCTAGGAGAGCAATGGGATGTCAACTCAATTCGTAACGCACGCACTGAGTTGCAGTTTAGGGAAAGGCAAGATAGCACTCAAAGGGAAGAGGAAGCGTCCATGGTTGGAAGTAGTGAGATCGGAAACAGAGAGGAGTTTTCTTAAATATCAACTCAAACTGCTGAAAGAATTACACGAAGGGCCTATTGATTTTTATCAAGATCGATTAGCTACTAATTCTTATTACGATAAGGAACGCTTTCGTTTTCACGGGGATCAGCTATATCGAGCCTATGAATTACTGTATCCTCGAGATCATCGCTATATTTCACCAAACGTTTTAGAGATAACTGGTACAAAAGGTTTGGCATATCTTTGGTTGGACCAAGGTAGAGTGAACGGTTTGAGAGGTTCCCTTCGAGGTAGATATTCTCCTGAAGAGTATCAAAACATCTCTGATTATTTAAATTCACTGGGAATCCAAGCAACTCCGCATGCTAATCAACTCTCAACTATTGAGATTTGCTTATCACGTCAAGGCTTAAGATTATTATTAGAAATCATTAATGTACATTTACCTAAAAATACGTACAATAAAATGTCCCGAAGAAGAACTGCGGTAGGGACCTAACCACTGCCAGGGGTTGAAGTTTTTGTAGTTTCCTTCATCCACTAAACGACTGATCGTGCGTCTAGCTAGCGTGCGTAGCACCTGGCATTTCTTTTTTACCTAAGATATAATCGAGCCTTATCTTTTTTATAAGTGACCTCAGTCACTAATTCAATCAATAAACTGACAGGTGCTTACGGAGGAAGTGATAAGACCTCTGCATCTTTCTTGCGACCCGAGCATGTTAAATATAATTCCTTTTCTAAAGCTAGAGATCTTGGAACAGTCGTAAACCTCAATACAACTATTACTGGAACGGTCGGATCTGAGGTAGGAGCTAATACTCTTTATTTTAAAGTTACAACACTGGGGGAGTCTGATTTACGTTTAACCAAACAAGACGTTCATAAGCATAAAGATAAATATATCAGCGTTGGACTCCTCGACTCTGACCGCAAGCCAGTTCAACGTACTACGGCTGGTTTTGGTTATTTAAATGAAATTATCAATACTATTCCAATAGAAGCGAACTTACAGCTACCTCAAGGAACTTATTATTTCACAGTTAGCAATTCTCAATGGCAAAAGCTGCCATTTCAGATAGGCGTTCAAGTTATTCGATATGTTCTGATAGACGGTGAAGCGTCAGGTTCGATTCACTTATCAGGAAGAATTGGATTGATCAAGATGTTTGGATTAGCATCTGGAACCTCCGATTCAACGCTCACATTACTGCCTAAAGCTCTTATTAAGCCGTTAGCAGGCTTTGCAGAAGGTCAAAGTGCTTCTTACGCTGAAATAGCCATTATGAGAGGTACTGCAACCTTACGGAATATTAACTACGGAAGATTGAAAGCAACTTGGAGAATTGGTGGAACAGCTTCCGGTTCGAGTGCTAATACAGCTACACTAAATGTTACGACCCCTGGTGGTGGTTACGGTCCTTAAGGTCTTAGCTACTGTCAGAATATAGATGAAGAACTAAAGCAAGCATGGCATTTTCTCAATATCTTGCAACCAAGATTCTGAGCTGGGTAAAGAACTCAACCTTCCCTTCAGCACTGTCGAACGTATACGTCTCGCTGCATACAGCAGATCCTGGTACTGCAGGGACGAATAACGACGTAACAGCATCTGTTAGGGGCGTAGCTACGAGAGTATCTATAGCAAGTACTGCCTTCAGTTCAGTGGGAGCCGCTTCTGGAGGAGGGTATGAAATAACTAACTCAATGGTTAGCCAAATGACGACTAGTGCTCAAAATTCTAGTCCTCTTACAATTTCACATTTTGGACTGTGGGATACAAGTAGTGCAGGTAACTTCTTAGCTTCAGGAACATTAACGACTAACGTAGAAGTCCAATTAGGAGATACAGTTCAGTTCAATAGTGGAGCGATGGCTGTTAAGGTCATCTAATCCCTGAAAAACAACCGTTGTTAAGCATATCGATAGAGATAATTCCAGCATCTGAGTTGTATTTGTAACCTCCCTTCCATCTGGACTTTAACCATTGGAAGAAATGTTCGTGTTCGTAATCAACTGGATATAAATCCAAGGCCTTACCTTGTTCATAAGCAGATCCAGATGGTTCTCCCATTTCTCTGTTATATGGTTCAGGTCTAAATCCTCCCGCTACACCTATATAGCCGTTCCAAGCCTCTCTGATGATATTGAATTCACGTGCAAGTGTTATCAGGCTCTCCTCTTCTCTGCTGCCCCTCTCAGGAGCTTTTCGAGGGTCATATTGCAATAATTCTCCGACTGTTAAGTATTTTCCTAGGCAATAACTCATATCATGCCAATCAACAATTGGATTATCGGATATTGTTGTGCCAGTAAACTCCCAGTCAGGCATGTATGCTGCCCACTTCTTGTCACTACCTGATATCCAAACCCAGTTATGTAAATCATTTGGAATCTCTTGGACTTTCCAAACATCTACTACCTCATCCTCGTCAAATACCAATCTCGCTTCATCCGACAACCATATAGGGTCTAATACCGCTTTCTTAAGGTAAGTATGCTTGCGACATTGCATTGATAATGGGCCAATACTCTCTTTATCCCATAATTCACCTTCAATCTTGCGACGATTCTCTAAAGCTTGAGATAAATTCCCGTTGATTGTTGTGTATTTCAGTAATTCTCTACTCAATTCTTGGTATATCTGCGGGTTTCTGCTACCTGCCTCTAGTATTTGGCAAATTTCAGTGAAATGACTAGATTTGTCGAAGTCAAAACCCATATTCCAAGCAAAACTCAATAAAGATGCTTGCCTCTTATGTCCAAGCTCTCCCCATTTCGGAACTCGACTTACTAATCCTTTCGATTCTCTTTGAAGAGTCTCTATTGTGTACTGATGACAAATTGCAGGTTTGCATATATCGCCCATCCTCACTGACTCTCCATTGGAATAGCGAGTCATTCCTGTACAAATAGTAGGAACCCCTACAGGATCTAAATAAGAGGAAGCTTCACTGCCTTCAAATTTTTCAATCAGATTGGCTGCTAGCTCGAGTGTCTTTGGATGTATCACCATAAATTTGAGCGAAGCGTAATGTCGGCTGAGCCATGGGCTCCTTGCCTTCTACCATTGCTATAGCAGTTTTTTCTGCAGCTTGCTCGCTGAATCCTTTTGACACCAGAAGTTCATAAGTCGATATGAACGACTCAAACTTGTCTATTGGCTGATCAGCGCTACTATCGTCGACGTCAGGAACATCTGATAACGACTTATAGATTTCATCGCTACCAGCTAGTCTCATGGACTTATGTGTGTATAGATATATTTAATACTATGCCAACAATCCTGCTAATGCTTCAGGATTTTGCTGAGCCATTATTGCAAGTTCAACTTTAGATTTAATAGGATCTAGATTTTTCCTTGTTTGTAATTCAGTAATTTTGTAATTAAGGAAATCAGAAGCAGCTTTATTTGCCGCAGAATCTTCTGTCGCCTGTAATCCAGCTTCTCTGATTGCAGAGGTTTGGTCTTGCGCTAATGCTGTTTTAGTATTAGCAGCTTCGTTCTGAAGACCTTGCTGTGTGACTTGAGATTGTTGATAAAGGGAAGGAGAGTTAGGGCGATTGTCTAAATCTCTTGCAGGTAGATTAACGTTCTTAGGTAACATCATAGG